ATTCCACGCCGCAACATAGGCTTGATTAGAGCCCTGAGTGTGAACTTTTGTAGCCGAATCAGGCACATCGACGCCGTTTATTCTGGGCCAGATGTAAACATCCTTCGCCGTTCCGGTCGTGCTTTCCAACTGAAGCGAGAACTGAAAATTATACGCTCCGGGTCTGTCTACATATATGCGAGAGGTTGGCGTGCCGCGGTAAGCGCCAGCCGACAAATCGGTATTGCTGAACGTAATGGCATAGGCCGTATTTGGGGACGCCGCGCTCTGATCGGTCGAATCGTGAAACGCGCCGTAGCGCAGAGATCCGCTGCCAAGGACCGCAAAGATATTGTAGAGGAACCGATACCATTCGCGCGAGATCAGATCCGTGAACGTGATCGGAACGCGGGCCGCCGGGATCTGGGAGATGTTCTCAGGCATTGGTCGGGCTCAGAATAAGCTCGGCGCCCATGATTGCGATCTTGACCGGATCAGTGCCGGAGATCTCATAGACGCGGTCGCGCAGCTTCTGCGTCATGCCCAGCCGCCGCCAGATGACGCGGTTACCGTATTGCCCGGTGCGGCCCATAGACTTCCAGTGTTCATTCGACCACGTATGCCCGCCATCGTCCGACCACCGAAGCATGACCTGCGGATCGCTGCCTTGCCCGGTTACGAGCCCGACGCCTGATTCGCAATCAAGCTGAAGACTGTGCTGGGCAGTTCGCTTCAGATCGTTCTGCCCGGTAGGAAGCGCCCGCCACGACCGAAGCCACTTCTGAACCAACCCGGCTTCGGAGTACACGTTCATGTCATAGGCATACAGAGTGCCGGTGACATAATCGCCTATGACAATCTCATTGGCAAAGTTCATCTGACATTGCCCAAGATGCCGGGTAAAATTGTTGTCTTCCCACCCGGCGCGCTCATGCCAAACGCCGGTAGAAACGTCGAATACCCACGTCGTGTTAGCGGTCGGAAAGTTAAGGACGTAGAAGGCGTGGCCGTCCTGCTGATAGGTATAGGCGACGGCGTCCGCCAGCGTCGAATACTGCTGGATCTGCCATTCTACCGCGTGCGTCGAAACACGCTCGCCGGTATACCCTTTGGACCGGTAGACGATGCCGTTACCGCGGGCGTCCTTGCCTAGCCAAAACAGAGCGTTGTCCAGCTTGGCGACCGAATATGGAGCCTGACAGCCGATCTCGTTGAACGCACCCTGAATACGGGCAAGCGGAAAGTCAGGAAGCCCGGCGTTATACCAGACCTCGACCGACGTTTGCCCGAACAGCCAGACTTCGCGATGGTCTACAATTAGCGTGACCAGATCGTCCGGCGAGCCCTCTGCGCTGGCAAAGTCAAGCGGATCTACTGACGTGCCGTCATACAACGACGTCACCCAAAACTTCTGGCTGTTTGGCTCGTTGTAAACGAAGTAACCATCCAGAAAACCGACGCCTACGGCGCCGTAAAAGTCTGGATCCGTGATCTGCGCAAATACATCCGTGTTGGCGTTGTAGATGTAGCCGTTGGCGCCGGCCGCAATGAAAAGTTGCGTGCCGTTGTCAACCATATTGACCGGATTAGAACCTGAGACGCCGCCCTTGTCGGTATAGTTCCAGTTCGAATCAATCTGGTAAAAGCGGTTTCCTGACACGGCGTAGGCATAATCGCCATACGTCCAGAGGCCCCGAACCGGGCCAGTTGGAAGCTGCACAAGCTGACGCAGCCCCGGCACGCGCTGAAGGAAGGCAGGCTCTTTGCCAGCCTCCGGCACGATCTCGGGGAACAAATTCACCATCCGATTGTCGGCAGCGTTGACCGACCGGGCAACATAGCTGGAGCCAAGGATAGGCGTTTTCATTAGTAGTTGCCTGCATAGATATTAAAGCGCTGTCTGGTCCCCACGATGCTGTAAGGCAGCGCCATGATATCGTCAGGATTATTGATCCGCTTCAGGTTGCGCTTGCTATACATGGCGATGCGCTGCACCTGCGCGGACGGCTCGACGCCGAACTCCGGCGCCAGCTCGCAGGCCAAATTGTAGCGGAACGCGCGAAGATAGCCGGGCGGAAACGCCAGCGTCGTGCCAAGCGTCGCGGGGTTGGCTAGCTCACTCACAGAAACAATATGCCATTCCAGAAGCCTCAGCGGCTTTGGGTAGACATACATCTCAATGTTCGGATAGGTCATATTGATCCAGATCACCTGCGGGTAGGTGCTGGTTACAGTCTTAACGGCGATGCCATTATATTGCTGCTGGTTGATGATCTTGATGCCGTAGGACACGTTGGTCTGCGGGTCTCGGAAGTAGGTCGAGTCATCCACCAGAACCGGACGATTGCCGACAAAATCGCCCGAAGGCCCGAGCGTCCGGCTGAGGACGCCGGACGGCCAGTTGAAAACCTGATCCTGTGTAGAAAACACCGCCAGACGCTCGGTGTTCCAGCTATCAATCATCTGGTTGAGCGCGAACAGCGCGTCCTGAGATGTTTCGGCTGACGGCGTTTCGCCTTCGGCCAACACGCCCAGAAGCCGCAGCGCGCCGTTGATCTGATTGTTCGCCGTAGATGTGACCGTGTTGGACGTGCTGGGCACGACGACAGAGACGTTCTGCGCCGCGGTAAACAGCGCGATCATCTGGCCGTCGGTCCAACCCTGCGACGACTGCGTCAAGACGGCGATAGGATCGCCCGAACTGATATATTCAGCCGCCCAGAACTCAATCCAGTCGTCCGTATTGGCATCCGCTGGCACAGCCTGAAACAGCAGGTTCATGTCGCCCAGTTGGGCGAGGGCGGTAAAATATTGCTGTCGCGTTACGGTCGTCATACGGGCACCTGCACAGCGGCTTCAAAAAGGGTGAGCATCTGGGCAGACGTATAGCCCAAAGCCAGTTGCGTCTGAACATACAATGGATCGCCAACCTGCACCAGTTTCGCCGCGTTGAACTCTATCCAGTCAGGATAGTTCGCATCAGCGGACACGCCTTGGTAGACGGTGTTCATTTCAGATACGTCTGCCAGCGCGGTAAAGAATTGTTGCCGGGTGACTGTCACGATCACGTAGACCATCCGTTTTCTTTGCAGAGCGCAACGTAATCGGCCACGCTCATATAACCTGCTTCGCAAATGGCTCGCGCCATCTCGTGGGTCATTAGTTATACGCCCATGCGTATGTGGTTGCGCCCGCCGTGTTTGTGCAAAGGACGGAGCGGGTCACTATGCCCGTTGCCGAAACGGCCGAGCCATATGTGCCGGTAGCATAGTCAGTCCCGTTAGACACAGTAGCAAAACTGCCAAGCGCTCCGGCGTCGCATGTCGGGAGTGTGCCGCCTATAGTGTAGGTCGCTGCTTTGATCCGCCCCGACGCGGACGTATTGCCGCTAGTATCGACTACAAAAACATTCGAACCTACGGAAAAACTACCCGTTCCTTTTGGGGTAATCTTTACGCCAATGTTTGTGTCTGATCCACTAGCAGAAATAGTGACCGGATTTGACGTAGTCGAAGGAGTGATCTGCAGCCAATTCACAGAACTCGGGGTGTCGGCTAGCTCAAGAACGGGTCTGCCTGAAAGGCCGCCTGTCTTAAATATGTGAACGCCCGTTCCACTTGTTGCGTATGTAGCGCTAACATTTATGTCCGTTCCGCTTTTTGCCACCATGTATGCGCCGACGCCTGTCGCGCCCGCGCCGAACTGGAAATAATCCACCGCAACAGAATTTCCTGCAAACGCCGCTGCGGCCTTCCCTTCATATCCGATTTCAACCTCAGAGTTTGCGGACGAATGCGTAAGATACGATCCGCCAAAACTATTCCCATACCAGGTTATGCCATTCAACGGCGTTCCGGTGGAGTTCAGAATTATCTTTTGGTTCTGCGACATATTCAACGCCACAGTCTCGCTTCCGGTATTTCCGGTAGACTGTGTTGTGTCCAACCCGACTACGTGCTTACCTGAAATAGAAAACCCAACATCTACAGCTTTCGTTCCAGTGGACTGCGCGCGCCAACCGATCCAGACATCGCCAGATGCAGCGGTATTATTATTTCTGATAAAATTTCTTACGTCAGAAATAGCAGCGACATCATAGTTGTTGTCTATAAAATTAAAATCGCCAATACCTTGTAGGTAAACATGATCTGCGCCAGCGCCAAAATCCGCCGCATGAGCCGCACAGGCAGAGTTTGCAAGCCAATGCGTCGAGCCCGGTCTCACTCCGTTTATTGCGCAGAACGTATAGTTATCGACCATATCTCCTTGCCCAAATTGGAGCATCATCGTGCGTCTGACGCCAAAACCTGTCCGGCCATCATTTGTCGAGGTGGATTGGTTCCAGCCAGACGTGTTGGTAACGAGAGTTTGATACGGTGTGACAGCAGGGTTCCATTGATAGCCAGATGCAGGCTGCCCAAGAGTTGAAACGCCTGATACAGTGTAATTTAAAGGCGCAAGAGTTTTAGAAAAATCTCCATCAAACTCAGTCGCCGTAGCCTCGGGAAAATTGTAGGACGGGGCGGACGACACCGTTATTTGACGTTCGCTATTAGGCGCTGACGCCACCGTCAAGGAGACAAAAGGAAGCCCCCATACGCCAGACGCGCTGACCGTTCCAAGGTCGCGCCACGTTCCGTTAATATTCGCGCCGAATGCGTAGGGCGTTACTCCCTTGTTCATCCCCCACTGCATCTGCGTGTAGGTCTGCGCGGCGCCGCCCACGACGCTGAACAGGAGGATCACAAAGGTCAAAACGCTCCCAACCATTCTGCTCGTCATATTCAGCCTCTAGATCCATCGTTGCGACTTTCACCCCATGCTCAGGGTGACGCAGATAAATTACCGCCATTTTCCACCTGTGGTAAGCCCCCCGGCCGTGGCCGGAGGGCTATTGAATCAAGATGCTACAAGCGGAACCGAGAACCAGTCCGTCGTGTCGTAAGCCACAAACAGACAAGCCGTCTTGGCCGCCATACTGAACGCCGTCGAGCCAGCAACACCGTTGATCTTGGCGCTGCCCGGAGCATAGACCTTCAGAATGGCATTAGCCGCATCATCGTTCTTCACGATAATAACGCGGCCAGCCGTAGGCGCCGGGATGATAACGCCTTTGGTGGCGTCAGCGGCTGTGACCCAGTTAAACGACGCCGTCATGGCCGTCGCATCGGCGCGGGTGGACCCGGCCGCAGCAGGCTTGGCGACATCAACGGCCAGAGTCGTAAATGTGCCCGTGCCAGAGACAGTAGCAGTAGTGAGCGTGCTTCCGCTGATCGTCGCGCCTGTGATGGTTGTGCCGCTCACAAGCTCGGGATCAGAGAAGGCAACGCCGACAGGTTTAGTGTTAGGCATTGCCTTCTCCTTTTACGCGACGCGGTAAAGCGTCCAAGTGCCGGAACCGGTCTTGCGAGCGCGGAACGACTGAGCGGTGCCAGCCGTAGCCACGACCGTCATGAGGCCCGCGAGCGTCCAACCCGTGTTGGTCGTCAGCGTGATGACGCCCGAACCGGAGCCATCGACGTTGAGGACCGAGAAGTCAATCGTCGCGCCGGTTTTGGCTGACGACGGGAGCGCCGCTTCCAGCGCCGCGACCGTCGGGAGCTGATACGACGCCGCCGACGAACCCGGCGAACCGAGGATTAGACCAGTGATGACCTGATCTGCGGTCAGCGTGGCCGACACAGTGGCAGTCGCCGGAGCCGGTGTGACGCGGAACAGCATATCGCCGCCGTTGCCGGCGCCGACCTGATAGCCACCCGTGCCCTGCGAAAGCGGCGGGGTCGGGCCAAAGGATTCGAGCGGGTAAGACGCGCCCTGAGTAGTGATAGCCATGGTTTTAGAACTCCTTGAATTGAGAAGAGTGGGCCGAAGCCCACTCTGTTAGCCCCAAAGACGGACGGCCATCTGCGGACGGATGACGCTGTAGCCATACAGAACGTCAATACGGCAGGGCAGTCGGTCGTTATTGATGTCGTACTGACGAACAATGCGGAGCGAGATGCCGTTATGGACTTGGCGCGACGCCATATCGACGCCCTGCGGCATAAGCAGGTCGGCGGTGGCGAAAGCGATGGCGTCCTTGTGGTAGATCAGGTTCTGCGGATACTGCGTCGAAGCAGCGCCGACGAACGTGACCGCCTTGCCAGACACCGGCAGCGCATCGACTGTGGCCAACGCCTGACCAGACGAATACATCGCCGGGACCGTGACCGTCGCCGTTGTGGACGCCGTAACGTCCGCCAGAGCGACGAACTGATACAGCGAGCCGGTCGACTCGCGGGTCTGCGGGTTGACAGCATAAACGTCCGCAATCGTAAACACGTCGCCGGCCTTGATCGTCGTCGAGCCAAGGCCCGTCAGCACGATGCTGGTCGCGCCTTCAGTCGTGACCGAAGTGCTGACCGTGACGGTGCCGGTGCGCGAGCCGGTCGTGAACTGCTTGATCGACTGCGACATATTCAGCTCGTCATAGCCGAGGATGCCTTCGCCGAACATGCCGTTCTTGAACTGCTTCGAGATGGCCGAGACCGGGTTGAAGAGACCCTTCATGCCCTCGATCAGCGCGGCGTTCGCAGCCGGGTTGACCGTCGCGTAGCGCGGCGACATGACGGCGGCGTTCTCGTTCAGCTTCTGCTGAGCCTGAAGCAGGACGAGCGACGTGGCCGGCGTCGTGCCGGGCGTGCCGACCGAGTTGCCGATATACTTGAAGCTGTTCGCAACGTCCGCGTCGATAGAAGCGGCGAGCTGCGAAATACGAGGCTTGAGAACGCGGTCGGCGAAGTCGTCCAACTGCATCGTCAGCTCGGCGGTCGTGAAGTTGACGCCGATGTGCTTCTGGCTGGAGACCGCGAGCGTGGTGTACTGCTCGTTGTCGTCCTGAACCTGAAGCGCCGCGCCGTCCGTGACCAGAGCGCGGTC